CGTACCCAGTGTCAGCATCAGCCTTAACTTCGTTGAACTCTTGTTCAGCTTGTTTACGTCTTGTGTCTGCATCTGGTTTATTTTTATTAGTAGGTTTAAGGTTTGACTTCCCTGCCAAAATCCTGTCCCTTTCTACAATCTGGGATTGCCCCATAATCCTAGAGCCAATAGCCCCAGAATTATTTAGGAGAAAATCAACTAAACTAAAAGCCATCATGCAGCTCCATGTTGATAGTTAACCATGCTACCCAGTATTGTAGAGGTAATCATATCGGTGACTGTTTTACTTGCCATTTTAGCCATCTCTTCTGCTGTACCTGAGGCGTTTACCGTAAGGTTTACCACAGGGGCACTTACTACGGGGGTTGCTGAATTGTTGGCTCTCGGTCTATAATTAAGACTTTGTTGAACAGGGGGAAGCATTTGAGGCTGTGGCGGTAATTGTGGTAATTGAGATTTAACATAGTCGGTAAACCCAACAGTACCACCAAACGCTTCCCCTGCACCACTAAAATCCATTCTAGCAAGTTTGCCCAAACCTGTAGCTGAAGCAAGAACATTTGTTTTCAACCAACCAAAGAATATGCTGAACATTTGTACAGTTCGTTCTATCCCCACAGACATAACGTCTGGAACTAGCTCCCCAAAGTTTGCCTTCATAAAAGCTGCAAAGTCTTGTCCGTTCATTTTCATGGTGTCAAAAAATAAACTAAGGTCGTGAGAAAAGAATAGCAAGTCTAATGTAGCAAACATTGCTGTACCTAGGGTGGCAATCATTTTCCCAGCAGTGACAAACACGCGACTTAACCACTTGACAATACCTAAGTCGCTTTGGGTCATTGCCCCTAACCATGTTGCATCGCCTTGCAGCGTATCTATCAGTTCAACAATCAATGCAGCCGCCATCACAGGCCAAGCTCTGAGCACCATTCTCAAGGCACCCTTCAGGAAGTTTTTAATTATCACAGCTAAAGGTGCAGGTGGTAGGGCGGCTGGAGTCAGTAACCAAGACAGTAAGCTAATACCACGTTGCGCCATTAATAACTTATTGATTAAGTAAATGCCAAGTAATACTTCTTTGTATTCCCACAAAACTGAGACTACTTCTTTTATACGGGTAATCCAACCTTGTATTTCAATCTTATTCTGTTTTACCCAGTTACCCATTTCTTGAATACTATCTGCAAGCTTTTCAAGAGTTTGGGACATTACATCTAACATGCCAGATTTATTTATTTCCATTAGGAATCTAGCCCAAGAGTTTTTAAGTTTATTCAACTTTCTCTCTGGGGATTCTAACATCTTAGCAATCAAATCTTCACGACTCAAAGTCTTCATATGGTCAATAACTTTTACAAGTTCTTCCATTCCGACTTGGCCTTTTTCCATTGCCTTAAACAGTTTAGCCTCATCACCGCCAAATAAAGCATCGGCAAAAATAGACACCGCTCCGGGGAGGGCTTCGGAAAGTTGACCTCTACAATATCTTCGATGGGGGGCGTAAACCCCCACCAGTTCTCTTATGAACTTCTCTGTATCTCTACAGAAGTTGGGACTATATCTTTACCCGTTCTGGGTATCTCATTTTCCACTGTCATAAACTTACAGTGTACTCCATTTCTGGATAGTCTCTGAACCTCAATCTTATTTAAAAATATTTCTGACATTTTTTAACTCCTACTGTTTTCAGAGATAAGATTGTTGGCTGCGGATTATCTCTATTGTTGACGTTATTACTATACCCAGAACATTACCTCTGGTGCAGACAGTTTATCACTAAACTGTAGCAGTAGTCAACACCTATCAAGAACTCCCCGCAATTAAAAGATTTATTTTTCTACGTATTCCTACGCAGCGAGCCTAGAATCAAGCTCCTCACTATAAACCTGCCCTTTAGAAGCCATTTGTGCAAATGCACGTAGCCCCCTATTCTGAGCGTCAGTAGTAAGACCCAACATAGCTCCAATATTCTGAAAGCTTGAGAACAATTCTTGCGTCTTTTCGATACCTAGATTTTTACCTGTAGATGCAAGCAATTGCCGATATTGAACGCTGGTATCCATTAGGTTAAGACCTAACCTATCAACTTCCTTATTTAAAAAAGAAATTTGTTTCTTAGCTTCTTCAGCACTACCTGTCAAAAATTCAAACTGCGGTTCTTGTGCAATCTGAAAGTTGGCAACATCGTAAAGCTGCTTAATACCTGCACCAGCTCCAATCGTAGCACCAAAAGCTCTTACGTTATTACCAGCTAACATCCCACTACCGCCAGCTATATGCCAAGGGTTTGGGTTGTCGCTTCCGCCAGATCCACCACCGCCATATCTTCGTATGTTTTGTTGGTGGATTCTGTCTTGTTCACGCTGAGCCTGTCTTTGCCGGTTACGTCTTATGTTGAAGTCACGATTTTCTTGGTAGGCATTACGAAGCATTTGATTGTATTCACGATCAGCAGCTTGCTGCCTTTCCCTTGCTTGCTTAGCTGCCTCTTTTCCTGCTACGCCTTGTGCACGTAACCTACGGAGTTCAGCAGCTCTTTGGTCTCTTTCGGCTTTAGCTGCTTGTTTAGCTCGCATAGCTGCGCCAGCGTCCTCAGCAGCTCTTTGCCTCCACCACTCGTTATACCTACGTTGCTCATTTCTAGCGGCATCAGCGGCTCGCTTAGCATCTATTTTTGCATTCTCACGTAAGGCTCTTGCTTGTAAGAGTAACATTCGCCACTCGGACATGTGAGCTTTAGCTGCTTGCTGTTGCTTCTTTTTGGTTGCCCTTTCTTCTGTTCCAGCCAACCCTTGTAATTGCTTTCTAACTTTGGCTATTTCTGTACCAAGGCCTAGCCTATCAAATTCAAACTTTACAAGAGCCTTAAAACTTGTTAGTGGTGTATCCATCTGAACACCTTATTTCTCATTTGCTTTCGCATAACTTTCTTCTTGCAAGGCATCTTCAATATCTTGCATCTCGTGGAACGTCACCAGATCATTAAGAGTCCAAGCACCCGTTCCCAACTCCCACTTAAGGGCTTTCTTTAACATGACGGGTCGCCATAGGAAGTAATCGTAACTATCTAACTTAGAGTGTTCTTGCACAGCAAGTAAAACATTCGTTAGTTTAGCCTCTTTGTTTACTCGCCTATAGCGTTCCCTGTAAAAAAATCACCGAAGTTCTCTTGTACAACAAACTTAGTAACTTTAAATAAAACACCGTAACGTCTAGCAAATTCCATATCGAAGTTTACTTTAGCACCATTCTTTTCAATACCAGAGAGCAAGTCTTTTACCAATCCAACAACATCATCTTTATCAATGTTTTCGATCAAGTGCTTAACTGCCACTTGGATTGCATCTTCTTCTGTAGAAGCTGTAGTTAGTGCAGCAAAGGATTCACCAAATACTTTAAGTAAACGTTTAATATAGCCCATGCCTTTAGTGGCAGGGAATGGGTTAATAGACCATGTATCACCATCAATTTCTCTGGTGATTGTCTGCATATTTTCAATAGACATTGTTAATCCTGAAATTTAGAGAATAAAAAAGGAGCCGTTAAGCTCCTTTATTTTAAGGAGGCTATTAATTAAAAGTTGCCGCCATTTACCATTACTAATTTATTACACATGATCGTCCACTCACGATCCGTCACTTCTTTAGAGAAGTCAGCATCTGCTGTTTTCTGAATCCATGCTTCTGCTGCTGTGTACAAGCTAGTACCATTGTTATCTTTTACCATTACAGCGAAAGTCCCTAGCTTACTGATATAATCACCAGCAGCTAAACCAGACAAGAATAAGTTGTCATCTGAGCTACCTTTCAAAGTTACTACGATAGTGCCTGAACGGTTTGGATTCTTATTACGAGTACCTTCACCATCACCACCAACTGAGTAAGTGAAAGCATCTTCGCTGTATGCAATTTTAACCATGCTGTCTGCAAGGTTTTGGAGGTTGCGACCAAATACAGAGATACTAATATCTTCTGGAGAATACGTCTTAATAGTCATTTATTAGTCTCTCATATCGTGGTAGAAATCAGAACATCAACATAATGCACAGCGCCTGAGATACGGCATTGAATCTGCACATCAGGAAGCAAACGTAATGCACGGTCATTTACAGATACATCTAATGCTTTAGGTACTACGATAATTGGTGCAGGGTCATCAGCAAGAATCTTAGCTGCTACAGCAAGCTGAGTAGTAGCACGAAGCTCATTCTCAATGATTGCAATATCTTTATCTGTGTAGCTGATCTTGTCGTTGTTAATCAAAACACTATACAAAGCTACTTGAACATCTGACTTGAAGCTGTCTAAGTTACGAACTGTGTCACAGTAACCACCATCACTTGTGTGTGACTCTTCAGTAGTGTTTACACCACCACGAGGTACGTAGATGTTTGCAAACTTACTTAAAGCATTGCTACGTTGGTTCTTAGTTAAATTATCAGCAGTAATACCATTGATGGTTTTGAAGTTCCAAGTTGCACGACCAGCAGGTAAAGCTAATTGACTACCGAACAAACCAGCTTCAGGGTACTTAGCTGCATCAGCAGAGTAGAACAAGAAAGTACGACCATAACTAGCTAATTTCAAAGCTGTTGCAATAGAAGTGGTATCTGCTTGAAGGGTTTGGTTAATGATGTTAGTATCTGTACTAGAAGTACCATACAACTTACCATTAGACTGTGCCCAAGCTGCTACAAGCAATTGATCGGCTTTAGTGTGACTATGTGCAACAATACCATAGAAGTCATTTGACTCTGATTGAATTGCAGTCAGTGCATCAGTGAGGGTTTCTGTGGTGCTGTATACTGGAGTGAGGTTAGTAGTTGCTTTAGTAGTAAATGCAACGCCACCAACATCAGCAGTAAGGATAAGGGTAGTTGTACCGGACGCAGTAACAGGTTCAGCGCCAGCGTTAATAGCAGCAATCAAACCAGTGACAATTTCAGTAGCAGTAGCAGAAGCATCTGAAATATAACTAAATACAACACCATTCAAAGTAACGGTATAGGTTGCACTGTTCTCTACAACAGGGGTGTAAGTTACAATGGTAGAATCTTGACGACCAATTGCAATTTTATTAATAGATTGTGCTTGACCAAAGAAGGCAGTAGCAGCAATGTATTCATTAGAAGTAGAAGCGAAGTCAACACCAACTTCAGCAAGGCTACCATATTCTTTATAGCGGTTGAGGAAGCCTTTACCTAAACCCACAAATAGTGGGAGGTTAAAGCCAGCAACAGTGATTGCCGTAGTATTATCACTAATAACTACATTGACAACATCATTAATATCTGCCATTCTTTATTTCTCGTTTGTTTTTAATTATGGGATTATATCTATGGTTCGGGTTTCTTCGTAAACAACGGTATCGGTCTCATCAGTAGCTTCTACTGTAACCTCTACGAATTCTATGTAGCCAAGGTCATCAGTATCTTCAATAACTATATGGAAGTATACGTCAAGTACATAGCGTTGCTCATACCCTGTATTTACAAGTTTTGGGGCATTGATTACAGGTGCTATCGAGTTGTAAGCTAAACCGTAGGTCTTAAATTTATTTCTCGTAGACTCCTTGTTAAACTTGTGCGCTATTTCAAGGAGTATTTGGTTACTATCAACACCAACCCCAACTAAACGTAAAGTCACCTTCCACAGAGTTTTAACAGTGAATAGGTTGGAAGTTCCCCCAACATGTTTTTGTTCACTAGTACCTATCTGCTGCCAGTCTCTAAGTTTAGAAGTTACAAAGTTTTCAGCAGGTTCGTAACCCTCTTGTTCCTCTATAATAACTGGAACTGTTGTAAGAAGGCTAAGAGTCTCCCATATTTGTTCTTGTAAAAGTGAGATATTTATCACTTAGATTTTACCTCACTTCTTATTGAACTCATTAAATTAGGAGTTGAACCGTTTATGCTTCCCCACTGCAAGGGTTTATTATTTTGTTTTCTTGCTGCCCATTTAGGGTCGTTAGGTGGGGAAGTGACAGCCGTTATGTTTTTCTTAAGTTGGGCTTCTAATCGCTTACCAATTAATCCGGCAGCACCTTTAAAAGATGAACCACTTCTCAAAGAAGCTTGCACAATACCGTCCACTTGCTTAACTCTTGTTTGAGAGAACATAAAACTGTCGTCCCACTTAGAGTGGAAGTGTAGGTGACTTGCAAGAGTCGGGACATTGAACCTTTCCGATACACCGTCATCACTCCAATGTTCTACATTGTCCAACCAACCAACTTCAATCTGGGTATTGTTGATTTGCTTAACTAAGGCGAGCAACGCTGTGTTGTCTACGGACAAGCTAACTTTAATTGACATTTAGCCTCCATAGACAGCAAGAACTTCACTATCAATCTTTATCGCGTAAGCTTCATAGGCCGTAAAAGCACTAACATCAATCCACTCACCAACTTTAACTATGCGGAAGGTTTCACCATTCAGACTAAACTCATCAGCTTGTTGCTTATCTTCTTTGTCTTGGAATGCCTTCACCATATCGTTAGTGAGTAATCTAAATACTTTCTTAGCCCTTAAGGATTCAGGTAAGAATTGAAGCATTGATTGTTTTATAACAGGGGAGATGAGGGCTTTGATTGTTACTTGAGTTGGAGTACCTTTGACAAACTTACCTTTAACATAACTGCCTTGCGGCATTCTGTTGATTACTAAATCTTTAGGCTTAATCAACTGAAAGGATATACGGGAACGCATATTCACATCCTTTCTTATCTTGGTACAACCAGTTCGTTATGTTTGGATTATCAGGATCAGCAGCAGAAGCTATCAGTGATTCGACAGACACACCAGCCGCCCAAGGCATAATACCCGTAGGAAGAACACTGAATAGTGTCTTATCATCCAAGAAAGACTGTGCAGCTTTAATGTAGTTCTTACCAAAGTCACTCCACATCTCCACATCACCAAACACTTCTTTAGTGTTGAAGCTGGAGATATAGTACATAACAGATCGTGTAGCCCATCTTGCTGCTTGAAGAACATCACCGTTACACATAGTAAGGTAGCCATCAATCTCATCATCTGTCAGTATGTGGAAACCTTCTTCAAATACTGGAAGCCTACCATTGTCCTGAGTAATCAGGCGAATCATCTCAATATTACTTAGAGCCATTGTATGTCCTCAAGAGAGGGCATTTCTGCCCTATTCTTACACTACCGCAGTATTTGAGTAGATAAGAGTGATCGTACCATTTACAACAACAGAGTCATTACCAGCACTGCCAGCATCAGGTACAGCAAAGTTCAAGTAAACGTCTTTAGCGGTGCTAGTACCATCCAAGTAAACAGGAGCAGTAGCAATCTTAGTGAAAGTACCCGCACCAGCAGTAAGAGTAGCTGTAGTAGAAGATGCAATGTCAGCTTCAGTTGAAGATAAGGTTGCATCGGCAGCAGCAGCTACAGTACCAAGAGATGCTACGAGAGCAGCAGTAGCTGTTAAGTTAGTACCTGCACGAGCAGTTGTAAGGTTTACACGGAAGTTATCAATCTTCACATTACCTTGTTGGAAACCATAGATACGGATACCACCACCAGCACCAGATGCACCAGCATCAGTAAGGGGCACAGAAGTATTTACAAAAGTGAGAGTAATTTGTTCACTACCACCAACAAGGGCTGTAGCTGAAACGCCAGTTGGTAAAGTTGTACGTGAAGCTGGGGTATACTTAATTCGTTTTAAATTGTCAAAAGTGCCATTCTTAAGAGAAAGTGCCATGATGTGTGCCTTTGTTATTTGTGGGTTGTTATTGTAAAGTCACCTCTTACGAAGGAACTTAAGAATAACAACGGGGATCTCTCCCCGAAGCTAATTACCAACTGTAATTAAACAGTGGTGGTACATCTAATGATCGCTGAAGGCCACAAGGTAGCAAACAGGAAGTTAGATTCATGGTGAATCTCTACCAAGTCTTTACGATCACTCATATACTCGTAGTAGTACACTTGTTCAGCAGTAGCATTTACAGTATCGAAATTCTCGATAGATGGGGCGAAGAACACTTTGAACATGTCTGGTACATCTAATGGGAATACACGAGCCTCGTTAGCTGTCATTTCACCAGCAGCAGCACATACCCAAGTAATACCACCAAACTCAAGAACTTCATAACGACCATCTAATGACAAGTTACCGTAGCCTAAACGACCAAGAACCACATCAAGAGATTGACCATTAATTACTTGCTTCATACCATCAATAACATAAGGATGACCTTCTAACAAGTCAAAGAAGCCACGGTCAGCAATACCTAAGAAGTTGTTAGGAGTGAAACCACCTTGGAAACCATCTTGAATAGCACGGATAACAGCTTTACACTTGTCTTTCGGGCTAGTAGTTTGATCTGCCAATGTGAAGGCAACAGTGGTTTGTGCTACACCAAACTCTGTAAAGTAGTCTACAGTTGAACCGTAAGAAGTAGCCAAAGTGCCGTTAGGTGCGTAAGCAGTACCATCACGAACTACTTGCATCATGGCCTTAGACCAAGTGTTAGCATAAGTTTGTTTAATGGTTTTCATCTTACGAGCCATGAGAGCTTGTACAGTCTCAGGACGATTAGCAGCTACAATATCATCCCAGTTGAACTTGCCACGAACATCCATTGGGGTGATTGCGTCTTCACCAGCAGAAGCTGGGATAGGTAGGGTCAACACACCTTTGCTGTGACTTGGGTTGTTCTTAACACGAGCGCCCCAAGGTACGTCTGAGTACAAGAACTCGGCATTAACTACACGAGGAATTGTAACAGTAGGGGTATTCAAAAATTCAGCAGAGAAAATACCAAGAGCACCAAGGATATTCTCGGTTACTGGGATCAACTCCATTTCTTTAGAAAGGCTGGTAAATTCTATGTAGCTGCCTTGTTTTGCAATATTAGTCATTTATTAAATCTCTTATTATTTAGTATTAAACAGCAGCAACAGAATCTTGCACAAGGATATTTTGGAAGGCAAGTAAGTGTTTCAAAGTTGCCCAGTTACCAGCACTTAAACCGTAGCCAGTTACGTGTACAGCTTTTGGTACAGTCTCTTTAATAGAGGCCAAACGGCGAAGTACAATAGCTTGTGTAGCAGTAGCAGTTGTGATTGGGTTCACATCACGAACTTCAAATGGTTGACCTTTTACTTGAGCACCCAACAGAACAGCATATTCGTTAGAAGCTGACAAGTCACCAGCACCGTCAACAACATCCCAAGCTGCGGTAGGATCAGTACCTTTAGCGCGGAACAAAATAGTGCCTTTCTTGTAGTCACCAGTTGCAGTGGAGAGGGTTACAGTTACAACATCACGAGAGAAACGGTTTTCTTCTTCGTACAGTACAACATCATTGTTACGTGGATCGTTAATAGTTACAAATGGCATTATTTAGCACCTTTTTTATTAGCTTGTTTGGTTAAAAATTCTTGCATATTCTTTTTTACTGTAGAAGAGTACTGTTCAGGTTTTGTCACAACCACCTTACCTTCTTCACCAATCTCAGCAGTCATTTCTTCGTCTTTCTTTTCAGACTTAGCTTCGAAAGTTTTGACCACAGCAGCAAAAGCTGCATCATCGAGAGATGCTAATGAAGCATTCAGGGCAGGAGCTTCTGTATCACCAAACAATGCAGATAATTCAGCAAGACGTTCAGCAGCTTTAGCTTCTTGTTTTTCTTTTTGGATAGCTTCTAAAGCAGCTTTTAGTTCAGCTTTTTCCGCTTGTTCTTTTGCGAGCTTAGCTTCACTAGCGGCTTGAAACTCTGCCATTTGTGCTGCCATCTCTTCTTTTAGGGAAGCAAGCTGAGCTTGAACATCCACTTGTGTATCAGACATTGCTGTCTCCTTTCGGGGGGTGGGTTTAAATAAACTTTTAATAGGGTTTGTCATATTCAATTTACTTCCAGAAGTTAAAGTTGGGAGGTAGTCTTTAAACTCCTCTAAAGTCATGATCTTATCTACAAGACCGTTACTTAAGCCTTCTTTTGCGGAGTAGGTTTTAGCTCCAAGAGATTGCACAGTAGAAGGTTCAATACCCCGCCACATACCTACGTGGTTTTTAAAGTCTTCATACATCACATCAGAAGAAGCTTTAACCTCATCTTTAAACTCTTGGGTAAATTTACCATTCTCATCAACAGGTGATTTACCTTCCCCAGAAGTAATGTAGAGTTCTTCGACTCCCATTTCTTTCATCATAGGGCTTGTATTTACCAGTCGAGTAAGAACACCTATACTTCCAACTTTAGCAGTAGGGTTTGCAATAACCTCGTGAGCTACGGCGGAGTAGGCGTAAGAAGCGCTTTGGCTACTATTCGATACATAGGAGACAAGTTTGACATTATTTTCGTCTGCCAGATTACGTATATAATTAGCAGATTCAAAGGTCATATGCGCAACGCCACCACCGCTTGCTTGATCGAGGACGATTGTTTTTGCACCCAGTTCAATTAGTTGGGCAACTTCTTCTCTGATACCTTGGTGAGAGGTACTGTACTTGGAACTTTCTACAATACCCCCTACAATATCTACAATACCTAAGTTAGATTCAGGAATATAGGTTGGATATCTCAACTCTGGCTGAATGGCTGCCGTGACAGCCAATTCTTGCTCTCCCAACTCTTTCTTGAAGCTATCTAAGTATTCAACAGCTAGAAGTAGGGGAGTGTTACAGAGTGTGTAATCAACTTCAACTGATTCACTCATTCATTATTCTCTTATTTATTGAAAGCATTGGTTGCTGATCCATTACTACCATTAGGGGAGGTACTGGTGCCATCACCTGTAGTCTTGAATCCTTCAGCAGCTTTAGTTTGATTACCAGATAATTGTTCCCTAACTTTCTCTACGGGCGTATCTTCTGGAAGTCTGTCAGGTAATCCCATTTCTTTCTGCATATGATTTATATTTTTAGCAGATAGGATAACACCACCAGCAGCAAGCATTTGATAGTAACCTTTAGTCTTCTGATCGAAGGTAAGCTCAGTAAGTGTTTCAAAATCAAAGTAAGGATATACTTCTGTTCCCCACCCATTCCATTCAAATATCAAAGGAATTAGTTGGTGGTTAAGAACATCTTTAATCTCTGATAGGCGAGCTTCAATCACTTTATTCTGAATAGCGATTAACGATTCAGATAAGGCAAAACTACCACCACCTTCTTGACCAGCTACTAATGAGTTGGCATATAAAGCTGTGATGATTTCATTCTTATACCGAGCTATCACCTTACCAATATCATAAGCTTTAGAGCCTGTGACAGAAACAACTTCAAACTTGAAGTATTGCTCCCCACGATCATCTAATACTTGAGGAAGGATAATCCCAGACTCTTTGCCGATATGCACATTCTGCATAATCTTCTGATATTCTTGGAATACAGCCTTGTCTTCAGCGGAAGCACTCTCACTCATGTACTGTGGAGGTATGTACAGAACTTTAAGCCCATGTACATCTGTTGCTATTCCTGATGCTTCTGATTGCTCGTAAGCCTTCAGATACTTCCATGAAGTAAACACAGAGTTAAGTGGGCTAGTGCCAAGGGGTGAATCTTTAAGAGGGGAATTACGAAATACTAACAACCATTCTTTAGGAAGAAGGACATCACCTTGCTCGTTATAGCGAGTATTCTTCTTTAATGAATATTGCCCACGATTGGTTATGTTATTTCTGTATTGCCAGAAGCCTTCAAATGTTCTACCATCTTCAGAGTATTGAACTCCTGTGATAGTATCTTGTGAACGTAAAGCTAACTTACCAATACCCCAGAAACCATCATTGTATTTACTTCCTTTCTTCTTAAGTCTCTTACGGGGGACTATTTCAAAAGGAGCAAATCCGAAAGGAACAAATGAGGAAGCATTCTGAGCAAAGCTGAACCAAGAATGATCCATATCATGTCGCATAGATTCTAGTTTATCTACATACCACTTCAGAGGTTCTTCGTACCCAGCAGGAGCTTTAATGCTCCATTTAGCACTAGCCATCTTAGTCATTACAGCATCAACTGATACAGCAACTGTGGCATCTTTAAGCATTTGTTTGTAAGTGAATATACACTGCGGCCATCTTAACGCTGGATCACATTCTTCGTGTATTACACCAGATGTTACTTTTAATCCGTTATACCCAATAGGTTTTACAACAATATTAGGGATCTTAGAACTGTCTGTAGGAGGATCACCCACAGTAAGTATATCAGCCAAGGAAGTCTCCTAAGTTAGCGTATTGAGAGTAAAGGGTTATTGTTTGTTGTTTGTGTGGCTTTAACGCCATGTAGGAATGAACTATCAAAAGTTACTTTACGAGACAAGACAATGAAGGCATCACTTGTAGCGTCTACTTGGTCATCTTTGCCTCTTTTGTTGTCGCCAGTAAAGGCTTCTAACTCTTTGAAGTAATCATCATTCCAAGTGTCCTCAACGTAGTCAATTAAGTACGCTTCGGAAGCTGCTGCAAACGGTTGGAACCTTTGTAGTTTATTACGATTAGTTGGCCTCATTCTAGCGACAACACCGTGACGTAGTAAGGTTCCTATCATATCTTGACCAGCATGAATACCAGCTTGCCCCGGCTCTTGTGGAACAACTAGGTATGTTTCAACAGGGTCATTACGACTTGTTTCAATAATCTTTTGAATCACTTCCCCAATTCTGGCTCTAAACCTAACCACGTCACACACAACATAACGATTAGTTCTGGTCTTGCCCATCAACACCCCAACAGTCCAGTCAGGGTTAGGGTAGCTATCAGAGGGAAGAACTCCCGCCAAATCCCATGCACGACAATAGGAAACAATCTCTTGTTTATGCCATACAACTTTAGTAACCCAGTCTCTTTTAAACAGACCTGAACTACTAGGACGTACAAACCAATTTCCGTATAAATAACGTTGGACATCTACAAAAGGCTTTGCCTTCAGTGTCGAAATGTAGGTTGGGTCGTTTTTTAGTAGGACGGGGTTGTCGTAACAAGTTGCACTAATAAATGTAAAAGTTTTAATACCACTACTGTCACCAGTACCGTAAATATCTTCTAAAGTTTTACGATCTCTTGCCCAAATGTATTTACCATCTTGTACTGCATAGTAACTTATAACCCCATCCATCAACTGATTAGGCGTCCCGTCTTCTTGTAGGTACGGGCGTATCCAGTCAAGGGCGAACCAATCTGGGTCTGGGTTACAGGTGAGAATCATTTGCTTCTTGTGTTGAGCCTTAGCTGAACGTATACGAAGCATTAGGTATTCAATTACCAACTGGGAAAAGTGGGTGGCTTCATCAAATAGTACAAAAGTATATTGTGCCCCTTGATGCTGGAGTCTACTATTATCATGCTCCATGTGGGAGAACTTGAGACTTGCCCCTGTTGGGAAAGTAATCTTAAGCTTTTTCATGTTAACTTTAAGCTTATCTCTACCAAAGACGTAACTATACATCTCTAGTGCGGTTTCCCAAAGGCCGCCTTGCGCCTCGATCTCCCCTGTCGTCTTACGGAAGATAATACCCCTAAAGAACTCATCTTCAGAGTATTTTAAGGGGAAGAGGAGCGCCATGTAGGACTTGCCAGAATTACCTGTAACAGATATTTTTCCATTACGCCTAATTACCAGCATTCCACTCGGAACGGTAAAACAATATGCCGTTGAGTCTAAGTCAACAACCTTACTTATATTATTCTTGGATACTTCAGTATTTACGAAGTTACCGGAAGTATCGGTTACTTTTAAGTATCCACTCCAATCACCATATTCACATATAACAGACGCAGGTAAATTGTAATACCTTTCAGTATCATCCTTCCAGTAGACAACGGTATGATTATCCGTAACCATCTGATCTACATAGTCGGTAGTTATGTGATAAAAGTGATCTGTTGGCTTTTTAATATACAGGCTTGGATCAACAAAATCTATGGTATTTATGTCTGGGTTATATTGGGCAACAGTGCCACCCTCATACTCTGAGATTTTAATCCAACCTGTTTCAGAGAGGTATTCAGTATCCCCATCAAGACAACCCATCGCACCGCCTACAATAGCTGTATCAGCATCTGTGGACAAGATCATCTTTTGTTTCTTAGATTTTGGACTTATCTTTAATCGTTCTTCATCTGACATCAATCAACCTATCTTATAATGTGTGCTAGTAGCCACCCTACCTTGCTACTAACGTTGGGTATCAAAACATACCCCTCTCCTCTAGTAGTTCTTAAACTACAGTATTATTCATCATCATCTTCAGAGTATTCGTACTCATCAAATTCATCATCTAAATCCATTGAGAACTTACCGCCAGTGACCGAGGTTAAACCTTTTTGTTCAAACTCTTCTTTTACCTTAGCAGGAGTCTTATCCCCATACCCACCAGCGTTAGCTTCGGCTTCAGCCTTCTTAGCTGATATGCGCAGCTTCTTCAACTCAAAGTTATGACGCTCTAATGTCATTGCATTAGTTACAACCCACTTTGAAGCATCATATTGGGTTTTATCAACATGGTAGTGGTCAATCCTATACCAATCTTCACCTTCTTTAATGAACTCTACATTATTACCCAGAGCAGCCTTAATTTCAACTTCTTCCTCTGGAGTACCCAACCATAATCTTTTCTTAGTAAGGGCTTCACCCTCAACCACAGCCTTGATATTCTCTAGTGCGGAAGGGAGTAAGTCTTTAACTTTGGCAGTTAGGCTTTTCTGTTTGCCGATATTACCAGCAGCCCTACGCTTCTCATTATACTCTTGCAAGGCTTTCTTCTGCTTGGCTGCTTGTTCTTCGTTAATTAAGGGGCTAGGACACATATCATCAATACTCGTTAATTTGGTAATTACATAACGCTTCATAAACACGAGAGTCAACCATTCCTAGGTATTGTGCAGCAACACACTTTATTATCCTCTCTTTTTCAAACTTATAGGCAAGAAACGCTTCTTCTTGTGTATCGAAGCATCCAAGCCCCTTCTGATGACTTAGAACACTAGCGGAGTTTACTTGACTCTTGTATTTACCCTGCCTCTTACAGAAATAAACACCAAGTGGTAGGTCTTTCGCTGTTATTTTTGGCTTAAGTAAAAGTGTGTTTACCCTTGCTGGTACGAAAACACAGTAATCTTCCGAATATAATTTTCCCGTACCTAATATATCTTTATCCAAATGATAACCTTCATTATTAAAACCTATCTGATTCTGACACCATTCTGCAAAATACTGAAAGTTTTTAAAATTATCAGAGGCTTGGCAACCAACATAAGTTGGTTCCCTCATATGGCACTTATGTGAGTAGCACCTTTCCATAATCCCCTGCCACAAGCGGTACTCTTTGGTCTTTCTACGGACACCGTCCACTTTTTCAATTGCAACGTACTTACCTTTCTCGTAAAAGCCTTGCCCAAACACCAACTTTCGCATTACTAACCACCCTTTAATTTAATATAGGATGGCACCCAGCCTACATTGCCGCTTCGCAACAATTCCGTAGGACTTACGGTTTACCAAATTCGTTTACTTACTCGCAAAGAGGCACTAACTTGCCTCCAATATACTTATCAATTCTTTAACTCTATTATGCTTATTGTCAGAGTCTTCTATAACACCCACCATATCCGATACATATTCCTCAGATAAACCCCTCATAGAAGACAGTTCAGCCAAGTATTCGATATGAGCTAGGTAGGTATCTTCATACCTGTCAATCAAGGATTTAGGCATATTATTGTTATCTTAATGGATACAGGATTACCCTTTAATGGGCATATTTGAGGATAATGGGTATTATTATATCTGTTATTAATTGGCGGAAGGATAGCAGAATCGAACTCTTGGCCGTTAGGCTCCACTTGTTTTCAAGACAAGGCTTGTATC